GTCTTTCGTGTGTGGGGGGAGGGGAGTCGGTGCCAGGGGGTGGCTTCGTTTTTTTCGGCGCGGTTTTTTTTCAGTTCCAAGTTTCGCGTCGCGTCGTTTCGGCTTGGGTTTTGCTTTTGCTTGCTTTTGCTTTTGTTTTGTTTTGTTTTTCTTTTTTGTTTGTTTGTGTTGCGCGCGCGCTTGGGTGTGGCGGCTGTTCGCGTGTGGCCGTGGCGCGTATGCGCGCCTTGGCTGCGGCGTTCTCTTGTGTGGTCTTGGCTGTGTGGCAGGCGTGCGACAGGGCTTGGAGATTACTTAGTTCGTGGTTGTCGCCGGCGATGATGTGGTCGACGTCGGTTGCGCGCATGGTGCATGCCGGGTGGTGCCACCGGTGTGCCCTCCCTTGTGCCTCTCCACTGGTGGGTGGTGGGGTGGTGGCTGGGTCGAGGCCTGCGCATTTGTAGTTTGCTTTTGCGAGGACTTGCTTCCTGAGTTTGTTCCAGTTTGTTGGCAAGCGTTGACGTCGGTTGGATGTGGCCCATGGCATGTGTGCAGGGTACCTGGTGGGGTGTGGGTGGTGAGGCGGCTGGAGGGTGGTGGGGGTCCTGGCTTTGGTGTTTGGTTTCTGGTTGGGGTTGGGGTTTGGGGTTGGGGTGTCTGGTGGGTGGCGGTGTTTGGTTGGTGGGTCCCGGTTCCGGGGTGGTGGGGGCTGTGGCGTGTGGGGGCCTGCTCCCCTTAGACCCCTCCTTAACTCCCGCCCCACCCGCTTGGTGTGCTGCGGTTCCTGGTTCGGGCCGTCCCTCTGTTGGGTGGTGGTTACTGTTTGTTGGTGGCTGTCCTGTGGGTTGCAGTTCTTTTCTGAGGGGGTGGGCTGGTCTTGTGGGTGGCTTGTCTTGCTGGCTGTGTCCTGGTCGGGTTGTTCTTAACCTGGGGGGCGGGTTGCTGTTCCCTGTTGGCTGTTCAGGTTCGGCTGCGTGTTTGTTGGGCTGTTCCGTGGTGGCGGGCTCCGTGGGTTGTGTCTCTGTCGGGGGGTTGTTCTGTTGCTGGCTGTGTCGTTCCCGTTGGGCGGGCCGACCTGGACGGTCGGGCTCTTCGCCGCCCCCCCTTTCCCCCCCACTGTACACGGTGGCGGCTCCTAGGCCCCCGAATTCGGTGGGGGAACTCACACGTTAAAACGTTAACCGACTGACGTTCTAGTGTAAGTGGGACACATGCGTTCCGGTTGTACCGCATGGTTTGACAGAACAAAGAACGGCTGGGTACGAAGTCGCCCCCCTGCAACTAGGCCCTAACACCACTCCCCCTCCCGCATCGCGGGGCACCCCCTCGAGCGAAGAGGAACAGAACAGGACGGAAACGTTCCGGTTAGAGGGCACAAAGAAGGGGGCCCCGACACCGGCGTGTCGAGACCCCCGCCCGAGAGGCGCTCAGAGCTCCTCAGCGGCGATGGAACCCAGGGTGCAGGCCGTGGGCTCTGGCCCACCTGATAGGCCGCAGAAGGGCCCACAGGATCGCTGAGGCCAACCCCCAGCCGACCAGAGAGATCACGTTCGCTTCTCCGACAGTGAGAGCGATCCACAGCTGAGCCAGAGACCAGAGGGTGGCAAGGGCGGCAGAGATGCCAACGAGGAACGAAAGGGTGCGAGTCATGTGGTCCTCCGACGGTGGTGGTGGTTGGTGTCCACAGGTTAGCTCACACCCTGTGGATAACTCCTCCCAGTGCGGGGACTTCGGTCCCAGGCCATCCTCGTCACCCCTGTGGATAACCGTGTGGACAACCCTGTGGATTGGTTGTGGATAACCTGTGGAAAAGTACTTGTGCATACAAGCAATTCACATGTGCATACAACTTTACCCACAACCCCCTGTGGACAGGGCTGCCGCACCATAGCAACGAAAGATGGGGTTATCCACATATCCACAGGTATCTACTATCTACTACCTAGATATCTCTCCCTTGGTGTCATAGCCCCGTACGGGGGCGCGGGCGCGCGCGGGCGCGGGACCGGCCTAGGACCACGGTCCCCCTTGCGCTTCGGTGAGAGAAAAGCAAGGAGAACGAAGGGACGGCGGCACCCCCACCCACGGCCGTGTCGGACGTCACCCTGCCGTGCCTTGACTTCCCGCCCGAAACACAGGAGACTAAGACCAACAACTCGATAGAAACCAACCCCACCAAGGAGGACCCAAATGAACACCACCGCCCAGCTCCCCAGCCGCGCAGCCACCACCCTGATCGCCTGGATCGCGACCCTCTCAATCGTCGCCGTCCTCGGCGCGGTCGCCGGCCTCCTCGCCGGCGGGGTCGGGCCGGCCACCATCCCGGCGCTGGTCATCGGCCTGCCGGTCGCCATCAAAGCGACCCGGTCCAGCAACCGCAGGAAGGCCATCCTCCGCCACGCTGACGCCCTCGCGCCCCACCCCCAGTACCAGAGCCGGGCCGGCGCCTGACAGCCCCCCAGAAGACCCCACAGAAAGGACACAACATGCGCCTGTCACCCCCCACCCAGAACCGCGTCGCCACCCAGATCGCCAACTACATCCGCCTCACCACCATCGGCTACGGGGCAGTAGCCACCCACGTCGGCGCCGCCGGCCACCCGGAAGCCGCAGTCGTAGCCATCGCCGAAACCGGCCAGACGGACTGCACAGCCAAAGTCGCCGTCTACCAAGACAGGATCGCCTACACGTCAGCCACCGGCACGCACGTCACATACCCCACCCGCCCAGAAGACGCCGGCCGTATCGTCTGCACACTCCTCTGCCTGGAGAACGACTAATGTTCCGCCGGAAGAAGCTGCCCACCGCGCAGGAACTCGCCAACAACATCGCCCGCGACATCGGCCGGCGAGGCTGGGCAGCCGAAGCCAAAGCAGTAACCGTCCGCTCCCCCTTCGGAGACACCATCCGATGGTCAGTGATCATCCCGAGCCGCGGGGTCGCAGTCATCGATGACAGCCTCCACGTCGTGGTCGCATCCTCGAACCGCCCCGCACCCCAGGCCCCCTCGTTCGATCACGCCACCACGGAAGCCGACGCCGAACAGACCCTCAGAAACCTCCCACTGCCATGAACATCCCCGAGAACACCACCCCCTCCAAACGAGCACGGTCAGCCAAAAAGTACGCGGCGTCCTACCGGCGCAGGGTCGCGCGAATCGATGCCGCCGACTGGAGACGCGCCCACTACACAGACCCCTCCACCGGGAAGACCCGGACAGTCAACGTCCGCCACAGCTGAAAGCCCCGACATGACACTCGAAGACATCCTCACCGCCCTTCAGCCGCTCCTCCGCGAAGGCGAGTCCGCGACCATCGCCAAGTCCGACGACTTCGGCGACCGAATGATCGCCGTCGAGGGCACCGCCAGGAAGACCAACGTCTACGACTATGACGGCATGTACGTCTGGTACTCGCAGCCGGGCGGTGGCGCCTGGGCGGCCGACGACACAAACGCCATGCGCGAGCAGCTAGCCACCATGCTGGACTACGCCCACACGTCGCCACTGTCAGGGGATCTCCGCGAACGAGAGGCGCGAGAGATGACCCCAGCCGACCTGCTCGAGCAGCTCTCCGACCTCCTCGCCGGCGGCGACCCCGCCATCACCGGGGCGCTCCCGGACGGCACCGAAGTCGCAGAGGTCGGCTACGGCCCCGGTGCCATCCACATCGAGAAAGGCCGGAACTCGGACTTCTCCGCCTGGGCGATCACCCACAGTCATCGCTGGCCGGCCTCTAAGCGCAACCTATCCCAGGCCCGCGAAGCCATCGCCGACATCCTCACCGCCATCAAGCCCACCAACTGAAAGGGACCACCCATGTCGCCGCTCATGCAGTCCCGCCTCCTCCTTCCTCTCCTGGCCGCCATCCGCGACCACCTCGCCGTCTCGGAATACGCCGCGCTCCACCGCACCACCCACGGCTCTCCCTACATCGAAGCCCACACCGAGAGGGATAGCGTGATCGCGTCAGTCACCGACGATGGGCTGTACGCCCTCGACGCCGGCGGCAGCCGCTACGCCTGCGACCCGGACGGCGCCCGGGACGCCATCAACAACGCCATCCGCCGGGCCCTTAACGACGCGCGCGAGGCATGGTCATGATCGGCCGATTCGCCCCCAGACAAGACAGAGCCCCCATGGCCAGGCTCATCGCCGAATGCTGCCTCCGCCACCACCCCGGGCCGCAGTTCATCGTCGACGAACCGCTCGTAGACGCAGACCCGGCCCGCCTATTCATCTTCACCGACCAGCAAGACCTGCTCTCCGCCCGCGTCGGCGAAGCCGGGGTCACCATCCAAGCGGGACGCTCCCGCGCCGACGTCCCCTACCAGTGCGACTCACACCCCGCCGACGTAGCCGCCGCCCTCCTCGGAACAGTCATGAAAGGAACCCTCTAATGGACCGCATCGAACACGCGAAGATCGTCTCCCAGTCATCCCTCATCCCCGCCGAGTACCGAGGCAAGCCGGCCGACATTATCTGGGCGATGGACATCGGCGACGCCCTCGGCGTCCCCTACACCCAGGTCATGCAATCCATGGTCGTAGCCCGCGGCAAGATGACCATGTCCGCAGACCTTATGGGGGCGATCGTCCGCCGGGCCGGCCACAAGCTCCGCATCCACGAAGACGGCAACAGTGTCACCGCTAGCATCATCCGCGCCGACGACCCCGACTACAAGTTCACCGTCACCTGGGACGAAAAGAAGGCCCGCGAGGCAGGGCTGTGGGGCAACCGCGGCCCGTGGACGCAGTACCCCCGACAGATGCTCCGAGCCCGCGCCATCACCGAGGTGTGCCGTCAGGGCGCATCGGACGCCCTCGCCGGGAACGTGTACACCGCAGAAGAGCTCACGAGCGAACCTCAGAACCTGCGTGGACACACCGAGGAAACCACCCCAACCGAACGAGGAGACGCCCAAGAAAAAGCCCGCAGAATCGCCGAGAGCGCCCCCGGCCCCAAGGACGTGCCGCCCCCCACCGAACGGAAGCACGAAACGGGGATCATCCCCGACAGCCCCACCACGGTCCCCGCACCGAACCCGGAGCCCGGCTCCGAGCAGGAAGCTCGCCGCAACATGACCCGCACCATGCTCATGGACTACTGCAAGGAAACCGGCGGCAGCCCGGGCGACGTGTGGAAACGAGCCCAAGAAGGAGGCGCCAGCATGGATGACCCCGACTCCCTGGAGGCTGTGCTCTCGACCTGGCAGGCCGGCAGGAACCCGGAGACCAACCGATGACAGCAGTGCCCGTCACCCTCGTCACCCCGATCGGGCTGCAGCGGCGGATCCTGTCGCTCATGTGGATCGGCTACGACGAACACCGCATCGCCCGAGCGGCAGGCGTCCCTCCCCGCATGGTCACCAAAGGCCGCGCAGGCGAGTACGTCAACCCCGAGGCCAGACTCCGCATGGCCTGCGCGTGGCAGCGGCTCCAATGCCAGCCGATCAGCCCAAACAAAAACTCTACAGCCGCACACAGAACCGCCGTCATCGCAGGCGGCCACTCGCCTCTCGCCTGGGAGGAAAACGAAATCGACTCCTACCACTCCGAGCCACACGACCTCACGAGAGGCCGAGACCGCTCCCCATGGGCTAAGCACTGAAAGGAACCACCAACATGAAAGTCACCGTCCAGAAGACAATGAACGTGCAGGACCCCGCGCGGGCCCACGACACGGACGCCGGCCTTGACCTGCACGTCCCCGAAGGGCAGGGCTGCCTGGTCCGCTCAGGCGCCATGTACACGATCGACCTGGGCATCCGGGTCGCCATCCCCGACGGCTACTACGGGCAGCTGACGCTCCGTTCCTCTGCCGGCAAGAAAGGACTCACCATCCCTAACGGCGTTGGAATCATCGACTCCGGGTATCGAGGCAACATCAAGCTCCTTGTCACCGCACTCGCCGAACCGGCCCTCATCGCTGCCGGAGAGCGGATCTGCCAGCTGATCATCCTTCCCCAGCCGCCCGTCCACATGGAGGTCGGCGCCGTAGAAGACGACACGCCCCGCGGCCAGGGAGGCTTCGGATCCACCGGCACCGGAGCCACAGTCCGCGACTACGCCACCCAGGAAGCCGGCACCCTCACCATCGGCCGCCTCATGGGCCAGTTGCAGGACGCCGCTTTCCGGTACGGCAACGACACCCCTGTCGCCGTGGTCGCCGGCGGCGGCATCGGCTTCGAACAGGCGGACGGCCTGCTCGTACTCAACACGGTCAAGACTGGCCACGCCGGCGGGTGGGACCAGTACCGCGCCGACACTGACGGCACCCCCATGGCGGTGATCTCATGAACGACAGCGTGCGTCACCCCGCCCACTACACGCAGTGGCCTGTCGAGGTCATCAACCTGACCGAGCGGGAAACATTCCTGATCGGCAACGTCTTGAAGTACGCGCTCCGCGCCGGCATCAAGGACGGGGCCACGTACGGAGAAGATATGGCGAAGGCCTGCTGGTACGCGCGCAGACACGTCGGCAACATCGCCGCCCGCGACTCCTGGCAGGCCGGCCTCGACTCCCTGCGGGCACGCTTCGCAGCCGCCGCCGCCTACCTGACCTCCCGCCAGGAAGACACCACCGAGATGCGTGAATACCTGCAGGACCAGCTGGCCACCATCCATGACCAAGTCAAGAAGGAGCCGCGTGAAGCATGGGACGCAACCTGAGATCCGCTAAAGCCGCAGGGTCAAGATTCGAACGGCTCATCGCCGACCATCTCGACGACCGCCTCGAAGGCTGTCATGTCGACCGGCAGGTCAAGACCGGCGCCGCCGACTCGGGCGACCTGTACGGGGTCGCCTGCCGCGGCAGACAGATCGCCGTCGAATGCAAGAATGTGACTAAGATGGGCTTGCCTCAATGGATGCGAGAGGCGCATACTGAAGCGTCGAACATCGGAGGCCTGACCGGCATCGTCATCCACAAACGCCACGGCAACGCCAAAGCCGGAGACCAATGGGTGACCATGACAGTCACAGACCTCGTCACCATCCTGAACCACGCCAACAGAAAGGACCCCGCAGAATGACCGCCCAGGTAATCACCGCCGAAGAGCTCATCGGCTACCTCACCGACATCATCAAGAAGCACGGAGACATCCCCGTCGTCATCGACCGCGCAGACCACAACGCGGTCGAGTCGGTCGGCCAGCCTGCGGTCATCTCCGTTGTCCCCGCAGGCTCCGTAGAGGACTTCCAGGCGTACGACTACGCGCGACTCCAGGACGCCCAGATAAAAGCCGCCCTCATCAACTGAACAGGAACCCCACCATGGCTGTTGAAACCACCACCACAGGCACCCTCGTCAAGGACCCCGAGGTCCACTACGCACAGTCCGGCACCCCCATCATCTCCCTTCGCATCGGCGCTACACGCAGAGCGAAGGACAAGTCCACCGGCAGGTGGGACGACGACGGCGCCCCGCTGTACGTGTCTGCCGCCCTGTTCGGTGAGGAGAACACCTACATCGCAGACACCCTTAAGAAAGGCGACCGGGTCACCGTCACCGGCACGATGACCCTCCGGGAGTGGCACACCGGAGAGAGGGCAGGCATCGACCATGACCTGCGTAACTGTCGCCTCTGCGGGTACATCCGCAAGGCCGACCGGGACGGAGACGCTCGGAGCCAGCACCAGCCCGGCCAGCTCGGCCAGGCCGCAGCGAACCCGCTAGCCGGACAGTCCAACTTCGGCGACTGCCCCTTCTGACGCATCCGACGGCGGGGGCCGGCCGACTGTCGGCCCCCGCCACTCAACCCCACACCCCATAAGCAAGGAGAAACAAGCAATGGCCTCATATGAGATCTACATTGCCAGCCTGCCTGGCTGCCAGCAGTGCCGCTCCTCCAAGCGGTACCTCACTAAGAACGGCACGCCCTACATGGAAACACGATTCAAGGACGACAAGACCGCGCAGGAACTCGCCAACGAGCACGGCTACGCCGCCGCCCCCGTCTGCTACGTCGCCGACAGGAACACCGGCCGCGTCTACGACTCGTGGGCAGGGTTCAACATGTTCCATCTCCGCCAGTGGGTCAACAACTACAAGGCGGGGGAGTGAACATGTCCCCCCTCGACGAAGCCATCATCGCGAACGACTCACTCCCCCAGCATCAGCGGCGCACCAACCAATCTATTGCCGACGAGTACGGCACCAGCGAGGCTGCCGTCCGCCGCCACAGGAAGGCCCTGAAGCGCCGTTCCGAGCAACGCCAGCAGGGCACTGACGCATACTTCGGAATCCCCACCGAAGCGATCACCGCCCGCGGTAAGACCGTCCGGCTGGCGGACGGCTCCTACGAGAAGATCACTTGGGCGCCCGGCGCAGCAGAACGAGCAGAGGTGAAGCGCCTGGCCTACGACGACATCGCCCCCCTGTTCGCTAACGAGGCGACGCCGGCCGTGGACCGCCCCCGGAAGGGCACGTACGTGGTCGTCATCTCTGACATGCAAATCGGCAAGACGGATGCCCGCGGAGGAACCAAGGAGACCGTCAAAGCGGTCCGCTCCGCGATCGCCCGGATCGCCCTCGATGCCGCCAACTACGACGAGGTCATCATGGTGGACTGCGGCGACAGCACAGAGAATTTCACGAACACGGTCAGCCAGGCGCAGACATGCGACATGGGCCTCGTTGAACAGATCCGCACCGCCCAGGCAGTCCTCGCGGACTGTGTCCGGCAGCTTGCCATGGCCTGCCCGTCAGTCACCTACGTGGCGGTGCCGTCCAACCATTGCCAGGTCCGCACGGGGATCGGCCGGTCCAACCGGGCGAACATCGCTGCGGACGACTACGGACTCCTGATCCAATCGAACATTCAGATGGCCCTAGAAGGCCGGCCCGGATACGAGGGCGTCAGCTTCCTGGCCCCGTCCCCCCGCCTGGAGTCCCTGACAGTGCACGCCCAGGACGGCACGGTCATGGGGGTCACTCACGGGCACGCGGCCGGCAGTAAGAACCGCGTCGCCGACTGGTTCCGCGGGCAGGCGTTCGGCTGCGTGGCAGGCATGCAAGACGCCCGCGTGCTCCTGCACGGCCATTGGCACTCCTTCTCCGTGCAGACGGTCGGGGACAGCCGGCAGATCATCTGCGCCCCAACTGTCGACCCTGGCAGCTCTTGGTTTCAGAACGCCAGCGGGGAGTCGTCCGCCCCGGCCCTTCTAACGTTTGAGCTGGGGGCGGGGACCTCGTCCGAGTGGCGCCTGTGGTCCTGACTTCCGCCACGGCCGCGTGTCGTTAATCGCCCGACAGGCCGACGCGGTCTTAGAGTGCGGGCCCGCGGCGTCTCACAGCTCGACTCCCTCCGCTATCTCCACCGTCCGAGGGAGCCGAGTTTTTCGCACAATCCCGCCCCCCAAACACTCGCGTGACCGAACTCACGGGCGCGCGAGGTTGACGCCCACCCCCGCAGCAGGAAGCATCACCTACGTCCGATCAGTTGACTGACAGAAAGGAAACGGACATGACCGCCAACACCACCTCCCCCCTGCAGGCCGCCCGGCTGGACGCCGCCCCCCGCACCGACGCGGCCAACAACAACCTCACCCGCTGGACCCTCACCATCGGCGACCAAGAGGCCTTCCAGGACGTCGACCAGTGGGGCCTCCCCTACGACGGCTCTCCCAACGGAGGCCTGCACAGCGACCTTTGCGACTGGCTGACCACCATGGGCCGCCTCGACGCAGACGCCCTCAACGCCCTCTGACCACCCAGAGGCCCCCGGGGTAGACGCCCCGGGGGCCCCGAAAGGAGCCCCCATGAACGCCGCAACCATCGCCCGCATCGCCGCCTGGAACGTCATCGCCGACCAAAAACTGGCCGCCGGCACCAAGGTCACCGTCGAGGACGGATGGGTCACCATCCACCCCCGAGGCGGCCGGCCGACCCGCGTCCCCTACGGGCCCGAAAGTACCCCTGAGAGCCTCTACAGCGCCCTCAAGAGCGCAGCCCAGGCAGCCACCCAGGCGGCCCGGCGATAGGCCGCCAGAAGGCCTCCCACAACCTCGGAAAGGAACACCAAATGATGCACCCCCACCAGCCAACACGGCCGTCCCCCATAGAGGACGTCTCCGCCGGAAGTCTCATCATCCGCGAAGGCGCCACCTGGCGGGTCGAGTCCAACACCCCAACCCCCGGCCGGCCCGCCTACCGGACCCTCACCCTCCGAGGCGGCCGCGCAGGCGCCCAGAAAGGCTCCTACGCCACCGCCCCCGCCGGATCCATCGTCATCGTCCGCACCAACTGAAAGGAAACCAGATGCGCCACGCAGCCCCCACCCCCAGCGTCGACCGCAAGCTCAACCGGGCCGGCCAGCTCATCTTCGCCGGCATCGCCTACGTCATCGCCGCACTCGCCGCCGGCCTCACCACCCTCGGCTCCGCCCTCACCATCTGGGGCCTCTGGCAGTGGCTGGGGGTGAACTGAATGACCCCCGCCGGCGTCGTCAGCGAAGCCCTCACCATCATCGACGCGTGCGGCCTCGACCGCACCCAGCTGAAAGTAGCGACCGGCCCCCGCGAAGCGATCATCCGCAGAGGCCGACGACCATCAGGAACCCGAGTAGCCCTCACCCGCCGAGGCGTCACCTGGTACGTGACCGGAGGCGGCGCCCGCTGGAAAGGGAACAGTCGGCACGCCGCAGCCACCCAAATCGCCCACATCATCGAGGTCGGCTGGCGGTGACGGCGGCTTAGGCGGCCTCTCCGCCGGCGCCATCATCGCCACCAAACCAACACCCCACCTCAGCAAAGCCGCCGCGTACTCCTCCAGTCGGAACGCGCGGATGCGGAGACGGTGCGCCTCCTCCTCAGCGAGGTCGCGCGCCGCCTCCGCTTTTTCGCGCCCCTCCTCCAGGGTCTGCACCCTGCGAGTCAACGCCTTCGTGACCGCCTCCAGCGCCTCAACGCGCCGGTCCGCAGTCCGGTCCGCCCTCGCGAACAACCACCCCACCCATGAAGCGACACCGGCCAGGGCCGCGCCGATCAGCTCCGCCGGGAGCGGAGGAAAAGAAATCTCATGCATGGGCCAAGTGTCCCACCGGGGGAGGGCGACGACAGTCACGCGAGAGGGGCATACATCATCGGGCAGACACGCCTCCCACCACCATTCGGCACGACGTTCGTGACCACAGTCCCGTTCGGCCACACCTCAACCGTGGACCCGTCCGACGTGCCGTCAGTTTTCAACAGCGGATAGCAGGTGCGCTGAGGTTTCCGGCCTCCGAGTACTGCCGGCGGGATATTAGCCAGCCGCTTCTGCCCGACCGCGGGGACCGTCACCGACCCCCACTCCGAGCGGGGCCCCACGCAAAGAGCGTTCCCTTCCAGGACTGCCATGAATGTGTCACCAGGCGTGGCGTCCCCAGGAAAAAACACCCATTGGTTTGCTGCTGGGGCGCCACCGCCAACCAGCGAGGCGCCGCCGGCGCGCCCCAACACGGGCAGCGCAGCAACAACTTCGTTCCACGCCTTCATCGCCTCAGGGTGGGTGGCGCGCACGTCAAACCCGTTGTAGTCCCCAACGTTCCACAACCCCAGACCGGCCAGGCCGGACGCGGCAACGCACGGAACCAACTCCCGGAACTTCGCCGCCCTAGCAGCGTCCGCCGTGTTATCTGAGTTGAAGCCGCACTCCTCCATGAGTGCAAGCTTCCCTCCGGACTGGGCAACATCCACGAACTTGGGGATGCCCGACTTCAGCTTCGCCGGCCCGTCGTACCCATGGAATGTCAGCGCGTCCACCCAAGGCACGCCAGCGAGCCGGTCCACCGCGTCGCCGTACGCGCCCCGATCAGGCCCGTCGGAGTTCAGATGATTGAAGCCGCCGGCAGTGACCGGGCCGTCATAATCCAACTTCCGGACCGCGGTCACCTGCTGCTGGAGCGCCCACAGGTACCGGTCAGCCGACTTCGCCTGCTGGACAGGGTTGTTGTCACCCCACAGGATGTCAGGCTCCCCCGACAGGGCTACGGCAGCCACCTCAGGGGCGTGCGCATAGTCGTAGTCGGCGCCCGGGAACTGGCGGCCGAGGATCTGCGCCATCGGCGCCAGCCACGCCGACCACTCCAGGAAGTACGGGTTCGTCCCCTCCTTGATGAGGAGGTTCCGGTAGTAGGAGAAATCAACAATGATGCGGAACCCGGCGTCTACGGCGGCGCGCACCTTGCTGTCCATCTCGCCGAGCTTGTCTCCACCGTTGGCGGCCGCCTGAACAGTCGACTCCTCGAAAATATTCGTCAGCCGCATGTGCGTGCCGCCGAGCGCGGCGGCCTGCCGCGCCCACCCGGCACCATCCGGCGCCCCGTACGCGGAAATCTGCACGCTGCCGCGCAGCGCCTCAGTGCGCACGCGGCGACTCTCCGACGGCTCCAGTGTAGCCATGACCCCTCCAAGTAGTGACGCAACCTGCCCCCCCGATTGTTTCACAGGAGAGGCAGGTAACGGTGCGGGCGTCAGTCCGTGGCGCCGAGCGAGAAGACGCGGAACCGTGTGCCAGGGTAGACGCCGCCATCGAAATGCCAGTACGGGTCAGTACCGTACGAACCGGTCGTCGTGTACGCGGCCGTGTGCGTGCCCGCATCGGCCTCCATCTTCCAAGAGAGATGATGCGTCATGAAAGTCCTGTTGTACTGCAGCTCAGTCTGCCATTGGTTGACGTTGTCAAGCAGGAAGCCGAAGTAGTAGGACCCGCTGGCCTTGTTCTTCTCATCCTCCGAGTTGAAGTCAGAGTGCACGATCGACACGCACACGTCCAAGCTGAACTCAAGGAGGGTGCGGACAGGCAGCTGGAACGTGGACTGCCCCCACCGGCGTGTCGTGTGATCCGACGTCGGTCGGCCTCGCCCGTCCGACTTGTCCCAATGGTCAACAAGCACGCCAGAGTACCCTGACACGGGCACGATATTGTAGTCAGCGCCAGTCCTGGACCCGTCCGCCGAGTACAAGACGCCGCCGATCAGGAACATCGCCGGCGACGCGGACGTCACCACGCCGGCCGGCGCCTGCGCGAGGCGGGCCCGCGCCTCCTGCATCGACGCGACACGGATGAACGTGCCAACGCTGTCGCTGAACCTCCCCCATGCGCCGAGTAGGTCCGAATACGCGGTCGGGACGACCGCCCCGTCCCATCTAGTGTCAGCCATCCCATAACTCCTGTTCTACTTTGAGATGAACATCGCCGACAGGCGCGTGTTCGTGATGTGCAGGACCCCGCTATCGTCCCCGCTTGCGTCCGGCGACGCGTGGGAGAAGCGCCAGTAGAGCCCCTGAGACGTCCTCAACTGAAGGATGCCCGCGCAGCTAACCTTAATGTTCGAGGCGTTGGGCTCCACGGCGACGGTGGAACCAATCCCGACAGCCCAGTTCAGTGCGGGCTGCACCTCGACCCGCAAGGACCGCCAATGAGACGGGTACGTGCTGGACACCGTAGCCTGGAAAGCCACCCAGTACAGGCCGGCAACGTCAGTCACCGGCACGTAGTCGTCATTGATCCAAAAATCTTGAGAGTCGTACTCAAACCATGGCGTGGGGTTGTTCAGTCGCCCCGGATACCACTCCGGATGTCGCCAAGGCAGGATGCGCTCCTGGTTTGTCGTGCCGACAAAGTGTGGCGGCATGACGAGCGACTTCAGCGGCCGCTGATACTGCAACTGGTTCGTCTGAGAGGCATAGATACCTGACGTGGAGATCTTCAGGTAGTTCTGGTGAATGTTGTTGTCGTTTTCGACGTTGACGTCCCTGAACCACACATGGTTGTTAGCCAGCCGCACCGACGTGCTATCGGCCTGAGTGGACCAGTACACCGTCATATTCCGGACGACAATGTTCGTCGGAGTGTACAGCGGGAAAATCCGCAGATAGTACTCCCTATTCCCCTGGTGGTCTGCGCGCCACGAGTTCAGCTGGAGCACCTGATAGCCGCCCAGCGATCTGTTGCGCGACAAGTGTGTGCCGTCACGCAACAGATTGAACTGCATCTCCGACCCTATCGTGCCTCCCCCGTCCTGCACGTGAGCCACAAAGAACTCCACCGACGGCTCGATCACGTTGCCGGCCGGCAAGGTGAAGTTAACCTCCCAGCAGGCGTTGTATGTGAAGTCAAGGCGCGACGTGTACTTGCCGCGCAGCTCAGTCTTGCTCGCAGAGGTGATAGTGCACAGACCGTCACTGTCTGAGTCACCATATTTGTTTGTCCACGCGAGCGAAAGGTCGACGGGCATGCTCTTGTACTCGCGATCACCGGCGTCCATCACCTTCACTTTCGGCTTGGCGGCATTCTGCGCCTCCGCCGACTTCGAGTACGCGTAAATCCCGGACCCCAAGATCTCCGACCCTTGGATGCGGTTGCCCTTCAAGTCGCCGACAACTGCCTCGCCAGTGATGGTGGCCTTCCCGGCGGTCAGCATCTCCGTGGTCACAGACCCAAAAGCCGACACCTTCGCCCACAGCTCTTTGCTCGCGTAGATGGCGTCAGACGTGACACTGCCAGGGGCGAGCATGGTCGCGCCGACTTTCTGACACAAGACGACCGCGGCAACCTCAGCTTTGGTGCCCTTGCTCGCGCACACCTGGCAGACGCCGCCCGTCACCGAGCTGGCCGGAGTCCAGTCCACGTCCTCCGTATGCCACCCCGCATCCTTGTAAGGAAACGCGGGGAGGGAAGTTCCGCCGGCCTTCAGCTGCAGGCCGCCAGCAGACCCCAGCAGGTAGCGGTACGTAAGCCGCAGCACCCACACCTTCCCCGCGGGGATCTTGAACGATTGGTTCAGTTGCGCCTCCGCCGTAGTACCGCCGGCCAGCCGGGCCCCAGACGACCGGCCGCCGGGTGCATCCTTGATGTCCGACACGAACGCGACGCTGCCGCCAGCAGGGACGGACGGACTCCACACGCCGGAAGGTGACCCGGTGAACCCCGGGTCGCGCAACATGTTCTCCGGGTCGATCGTCACGCTGTTAGCGGACAGCTTCCCGATGAACGCCTCATCCGACGCCAACTGGTCGATCACGGCCCGGGGAATCTTCGCTCCGCCCGTAACCATGAGCTTGCTGACCGACAAGCCGCCGATCTTCGCGTCCGTGATTGCTGCGTCAGCAATCTGAGCGGACCCGATAGCCGCGTTCCCGATCTTCGCGGACGTGATCGTTGCATCCTTGATGACGCTGCCGTCAACGGGCATGAGCGACCACTTCGCCCCGTCCCACGCATACTGGGACGTGAGCACACCCTGACCGTTCTGCACGAACCACACGGCACCTTTCGGCTTCCCCTGCCCGTCAGCCAAGACCGGCGCAGACGGCGACACTGTCACCTGGCCGGCCAGCGTGGACGCCTTACTCGAGGCAGCATCAGCGGCCTGACGGGCACCCAGTGCGTCAGCGGTGGCTTTCGAGGCGGCGTCCTTTGCAGCCACCGCGTCCTTCGTAGCCTGATCTGCTTTTGACTTCGCGGCAGCCAGGTCGGCAGAGTTCGCAGACACGGTGGCCTGCAGCGACCTGTAGGACGCCTGCGCTGCCGCCGCATCCGAAGCGGCTTTCTTAGCCGCGGCGTCAGCCGACTCTGCCGTCGACTTCACAGCCGCCGCATTCGCGTCAGCCTTCTCCGCAAGGGTCTGCGCCTTCGCCGCCTTCTGGGCGGCGTCAGACACGGACGCCTGCGCCTGCTGAGCGGCCGTCTGCGCCTGCTGGGCGAGGGTCTTAGCGGCGGCTGCAGCTTGCTTCGCTTCGGTCGCCGCAGCCAGGGCAGCAGCATTGTCCCCGGACTTCTTTACTGCTTCCAGGGCTGCCTGTGCCTTGTTCTGCGCGTCGGCGGCCTTGGAGTCGGCGTCAGCGACCGCAGCCTTGACCTCATCGGCGGCCTGCCGGGCGGCGGCGATCTTGCCGTCCAGACCCGCCGCCCGCCCCTCCACTGTCGTCGCCTTCTGCATGGCGGCATCCGCGGCAGTCTTCGCATCCAGGGCGGCCTTCTGAGCGGCAGCAGCGTCCTTTGCGGCAACGTCCGCACGCCCCTTGACCTCCTCTGCAGCTTTCTGCGCTTTCACGGCATCAGACATGGCGCCGGCAATCTCCCTGCCGGCCGGGCCGAGACGTTCCACCTGGGTCCGCTCATCGCCGGGCTCATCCTGGCCATCACTGATCGACAGGAGCGTCCCATCAGAGTGCATCTTGACGGTGACCATCGCCCCTTTCCACGTGTACAGGCCCGGGGTTTCGCCGGTCACGTACGTGTCGGGCTCGTTATACGGCATGCCGACGCGGACCCATCCCGCAGGCAGCGTAGGGTCCGTGTCTGGCGTATCAACAACTTGCCCCTTCACCCACCGGGTGATGGAGTCGGAGGCGGCGTGTCCCTTCCGGGCGTCCTGCATGTCCAGGAACAGCGACCCGGCCGAGCTGAAGTCAGATGCGGTCATGCACCACAGTGTACCGTCACCAGGCGCGCAGCTCTGCGCCAGTCAGGGTCATCGGCTGCGACGGGTCCATCAAATCCAGAGAGAAGGACGTCACGGATATGGCACACCACTTCCCTTGCTTGTACTCCACGGCGATGACGTCACCAACCTCGATGCGCGGGTCGGCGACCAGCTGGACGCGCCACGACTTCGCCCGGTCCATGCCGAACTTCGCCCACCTGTTGGCCTCCTCAACCACCTTGTCCCAGGATTTCTGCGACGACAGGTCCGTGGTCTTCGACACCCATCCATACCAGGACGGATGGTAGTAGCCGTAGGCCTGGTTCATCTTCACGTAGAAGTTGAAGTCGTAGTCGGACTTCCAGCCGTTCTCCGTGCGCGTCCAATGCGGGTTCAGTTGCCTGGACCACGACCAGCGCGCCGCATCCTTCTGATAGGTGGGGGTCGCGTTCTCCGCCCACACGCGCTCCTTGTTCAGGTAAAGGTTGTCGACCGCCATCTCAACCTCGGTCTTATTCTTCTCATCGTCCTTCACGGCAGACTCGTACGAGTCTCCCTTGTGGACGGTGTACTGACGGGACCCATCCCCCTTCGCCACAACGGAGTACCAGTTCGGAATACGTCCCGACGGCGACTGGACGGGGGCCGCACCGATCACCATGTGCGACTCCTGCGAGTACGTCTCCACGGGCGCCGATGACGGCGTCGGCAGCGGGTAGGCCTCAATCTCGCCGCGGTACGACATTCGCAGACCACACCCTGCCTCCTTCGCGATCATCGACATCGACACGAGCAAGTCCGTAGGCAGCTGCAGGTAGGAGCTGATCTGGTAGTCGCGGCGCGAGTCAGGGACGCGGACCGCCGTCATGCCCTGATTCGGGTTCAGGCGGTTCATCTCCGTTATCAGCGTGCCCCCCGGGCGCGGGGAGTGGGGCCACGACAGAGGATTCTCCTCCAGGTCGAGAAGCAGATCTTTCCCCTGCACGGGGGTCGACTCCGGCGACTGCGATGTTTCAGTGATGCGGAACCGTCCAAACGGGATCTCATACTTGCCGCCATGCTCGAACTCACAGGTCACGGACGGGCACATCATCTGCCCGTAGTTGGAGTAGAAGTCTCCCTCGTGCCGCGGAGCATAGTCGTCAGGGGCGCCCACACGAAGCGAGGCCGGGGCGGTAGCGGACGTGCCGTCTACCTTCAGCTCCCCCCAATCCAGGGAGCAGGACGTCATCGGGATGTCCTTGAACAGCCTGGGGCCGTAGCGGATATCCATCCGCGCGGACCAGCGGCCCGCATCATTCATCTCCGGAATGCTCGGGCCGGGCCTCATCTCCGGTCCTCCTGCCCCGCGAGCAGCACGCACACGTCATGGTACGTGCGGGTCTGCAGGGTGGACCCCTGCTGTGCGTCCATGTCCGCCATCGTCAACTCTCCGAACTCCGTCAGTGGCACATCCGCACCGTCGAGCAGGACGTACGGGGCGACCCACGGCTTCCCGTCAGGGACGGTCACGTCGTCCTGGACGAGTACCCACCCATTGTCGTCCGGGAGGGACTTCGTAACACTGGACGGATCGTACACGAAAGCTCGGCTCCTTGAGGCGCTCCCGAACCCGTCCGAGCACCACAGGCCAACAGAAACGTTAGACAGGCCGTACTTGTCTTGCGTGATCCTGCGGGCATACATAGACAGGTGAATGCGGTGCCCCGGCTGCGACTGCCGGAAGCTCTGCACCCCCGCGGTCGGCGTCACGTTGCGGACGCCGGCGGTACGGGTCGGCCCCCCATGCGGACTCCAGTTCTCAGACCGGTCTCCACCGATCGCCTTGTCATCCTCCGGGTGGTCGGGACCGCCCCACAGATACGTGAGACGCTGCTGGACTTTGCCGTCGTGGATGTCCTTCTCAAACTGCATCCACTCGCCCCAGGTCACACAAGGGGAGAATGTCCCCAGGCTGACGCCCGCCTTCGCGTAGGTAGCGCCATACGTCCATCCGGCATGCTCCGCGTCCGTATAGATCTTCCGCTTCGACCGTTCCGTCACGGACAGCTGCCACTCCACGGTGCCGCGGGCGCGCGCCTCGGTCTGCTCGCCAGTAGCCTTCGACACGGCAACCACGCGGATCGGCTCGATCGTGCACCCAGGGATGCGACACCTCTCCGTGTCATGGGCGACGATCAGATAGCCGGCCATCTCCACGAGGTTACGAAGCGTCCGGAAGTCGTCCAGTGTTTTCGTGCGACACTCGACCGTTGTCGCCCGCGGCAAAGGGACCGCACTCCACCGATCCACGACGCCAGTCGAAGCGGTAACCGTAGACAGGCCGCCCTCGTACGTGTACGACGTGGACGGCATCAAATCGACACGAGCGCGCACATGCCCCGACCAGTCCGAGATGATGTCCGACCCCGTAGAGCGGCGCGTGAACGTCACCGGAGGCAGGCCGGCCTGCGTGTACGTGGTCGGGATGCCGATCGGGGCGAGCGGGTCCGACACCGCAGACCTGTCCTGCGGATGCCAGATCAACACCCGGTCACTGTCGGACGTGACGTACACCGGGTAGGAGGCGTACCCTTCCGGTGACGGCTCCGGGACAACACTCAGGAGCCCCGTATGCGCCGCCGTGAACCCGGCCATCCACTGGTCTGCCATGTCATCTCCTGCTCATGCGGTAAGCGGTCACCACTCGCTGGTCGGCGACAGTTTTCATTCTAGACGTCAACGTGGTCTGCCCGTCGATGGTCAGCTCCAGGTTCATGCCATCCATCGCGCGGCGGAGTGTCTTCACGGAAATTGCGCCGGCACCGCCGGCGGACGGCGAGACAGCGCCAGCGGCGCCACCATCGGCGAAGCGAGTCGCCTCCATGTACCGCTTGATGTCGCCGTCACGGATCAGCTTCCGCAGGCGGTACACGGCATCCTGACCGCCCGCAGCCGCCACCTCTGCCGCCGTCAAGACGTGCTCGCCATTGGACAGCCACGCCGGAATCCAGTCATCCTTCGGCCCGCCAGGGCCATGGACCGCGCCAGCGTTCGCGTACCCCTTGATCGGGGTGATTGGCCCGCCCTCGGCGCGCAACCACGACCCTTTCGGCATGTGGTCACCGATCCAGTGGCCGACGGACGTAAAAATTTGCTTAATCCTGGTGGTGATGCTGATCTCTTTGTCGTGCAGCTGATCGATGTTGTACTTGACGGTTCGCACTTTGCCGCTAGCCTGATCATTGCCCGATATCGTCACAGTACCCGTAGTCTCATCAATCTCCGTGTGGATGGAGTCCTTCTCCCACCGGGCGCCAGTCGCATCACCCAAGATGGACACGGTGCCGTCGCTGTTATCGATAGTCTGCACGGTCTCCTGCAGGCCAGACAGGCCCTTGTCATTGTCGGCGTCAATGTCAATGACGCCGGTCGTGCCGTTCACCGAGTCCGCAGTAACAGTCAGCGTGTAGTCAGCCTGCGCGGCGTCGCCGGAAATGCTGATCGTGCCGGTCATCCCGTTAATCTCAGCGGTCGCGCCGTCAGCGGCTTCGGTCGCTTGACTGGTGTCGGCCGTGACCTCAGTGTTGATCTTGTCGGGGATCAACCCATACTTGTCAGCGAGCTCAACCGCCTCGTCCTCGGTGAGCCCCATAGATTCCGCGGCAGAGATGAACGCCTCGCGCCCAGTCTCCATCTTGGACTGCAGTTCATCCTGCCCGGCGCCGGCCGCCTGGGCGGCCTGGACCTGCGCGAACGTCGCGGACGCCAAGTCGTTCAGAGCGGATTGGTTCTTCCGCCCCTTCTCCGTCGTGATATCCAGGGTAGCGCCGTTCTCCTTCACGGCGTCATTCACGTTCTTCAACGCCTCCTGGAATTTGATGTCCGCGTTGGAGTTTGCGATCACCGTGTCACCGTACGTTTTGATCCCCTTGATGACCTCTTCGATCGAGGGGACAATCTGGTCGGTCCCCTCTTTCGCCTTGCGGATCGCGGCATCCAGCTGGCTGGTGCCGCCAGCTGCCTGCTGGGCGTTCGGGTCGATCTGGCCGAGGGCGATAGCGAGACGCGTATTGTCGTCCGCAGTCAAACCCATCTGCTTCGCAACCTCATTCAGGTGGGCCTTGAAATCCGGCATAGAGTTGATCAGGTCGATCATGCTCTTATTCGTGCCATTCGTCATCTCAGATGAAAGCTTCTTGAATTGCGACACGGCCTCATCGGTTGACATCCCCGACAGGGCCTTCCCCGTCGTCTCCAGTGCGTCCTTCGTGCGCTGCAGGTCAGACCGAGTGTCCGCGCCGAAGGCGCCAGAGATACCATCCGCGAACGACGCCAGGTGCTGCTGCACGGAAGACCACACCGATGGGCGGCTAATGTCCGCCAGGGCCTGCGAGTACTCCTGCAGGGAATACTTCCCCTTATCGAAATCGAGGTTGTTCATGACGGAACCACCATGGGCGAGCGCCGCAGACATCTCATCCACAGACACGCCCGTACGCCGAACCTCGTCGCCGTAGTGCTTCACGCCCTCAATCAAGGCGGCAGTGATCATCATCCGGCCGGCCCGCCCGAAGCCAGTCATGCCAGTAGCGACCTCACCCAACTTGCCCTTCAAGCCCGCAGCAGTCCAGTTCAAGGTGTTCATAGCGTCCTTGATTTCGACTATCTTCGGAGCCATCACCATGAGCCCGCCAACCGCCGTCAGCGCAGCCCCTCCGAATGCAGCGAAATTGAAGATCATCGACTGCGTCCCGCTGCCGAGCTCCCCGAGCTTATCTACCAGGGAAGTGATGTGCTGGACAACGGAGCGCACGGGAGCCTGCGAGGAGGACCCGATCTTGATCATGGCGGTCTCCCAGGACCCGCCCAGCTTCTCAATGTCACCTTTCAAGTTGTCTTGCTTCAGGCGGGCAGTCTCGGCAGCATAGCCGGCGTCATTGACCTTGTCGATCCACCCTTGGATCCCCTCGCCGCCCTCGTTGTAGAGCACGTTCGCGGCGCGGATAGCGTCCGACCCGAAGATCGTGCTCATCGCCGTGTTGCGCTCTTCCTCACCCAGGTCTTTCATCCCGTTGCGCAGCTGCTCGGCGACGGCGGTGATCCCGATGAAGTGTCCCTGCGCGTCGTAAATGTGGATGCCCAGGTCATCCATCGCGTTCTTCGCGCCCTTGGAGGGATTCTCGAGGCGCTGAAGCATCGTCTTGAAGCTGGTGCCGGCGTCCTGGCCGATCAAGCCCGCCGAGGCGAACGCAGCGATAGACCCGGTCGTCTCTTCGATGCTGAGGCCGGCCTGGGAAGCTACGAGGCCAGATTGCTTCAGGGCGTACGCCATATCGTGCACGCCACCCTGCGCCTTGCCGGCGCCAGCGGCAAGCAAGTCGGCGACGTGCGTAACCTTATCGCCGCTCAGGTTGAACTGGACCATTGCGGTAGCCGCGACCTCCGCAGCCTCGGACACGCTGATCTCGCCGGCGGCAGCCAGGTCAAGAGCCCCGGAAAGTCCTCCGGCGAGGATGTCTTTCGTGGAGACGCCGGCTTTAGCCAGCTCTTCGATACCAGAGGCGGCCTCGGTCGCAGAGAAGGCCGTGTCGGCGCCGGCTTGGATGGCAGCCTCTCGCAGCTGCGACATCTCCTCGGACGAGGAGTGAGTGGCCGCCTGCACGGACGACATAGACGCATCGAAGTTCGCAGCCATCGTTCCAGCCATCCCCGCCAGGCCGAGCAGACCCGCACCCGCGCCGGCAACAGTCGTGCCGAGCGTCGTCCACGCGGCCCCGTTCTGACGGGCCGAGTCTGCCAGCCCAGCGAGACCGGTCTTGCCTTTGTCGGAGGCGTTCCCCATCTGGTCGCCGGCGCCCTGCGCAGCCTGACCGGCGCCTTGCATCGCGTCCGCGGCGGACTTGGTAGCCGCAGACGCCTCGGACATGCCCGCTTTCACGCCGGACGCGTCCGCCGTCAGCTTCACCACGACTGTACGATCTGCCACCACGGCCCCTTCCGACGTTAACCGGTCCCCAGTTTACCTAGCCCTCATCGCGCGTGTCCGCGACATAGACGAGCGCCCCTTTCTTCGGCGGGTCGATCAGCTCACCGTCACGATTCCGTTCCGCATGCTCAGCCTCCCACTGCTCTCGCGCCGCTTTCGCGTAGCACACTTCCTGACGAACTTCGAACCACCCGTCCATCATTTCGTCCCACGCGAGGTCGCGCGGGTAGCCGCACCCGCACGGGCACAGGGAGTCCTCAAACATGGAGTACGCCTCAGCGAGGACATAATCCTGCGGAACCCAATCTGACGACTCCCGCAGAATGCCAGTGGGCGGCCGCCCCCATTGCAGGGCGTGCTTCACGCGCGCCCGCAGCCACTGTCCTGTCGGGGCGCTCAGGACTTCGACGAGAAAGGGGCCGTAATGGTGGGGCTCTCCGTGTCGACCATCCGCACGACGCGAGACAGCTTCTCCACCTGCTGCGGGGACGCCTTGTACAGTCCGGCGATGTCCTCACCGGTCACACCGGTCGGCTCCACGATGTGGGCGGCCAGGAAGGCGCACTCCATCTCATGGGTAACCGGATCGCCCTTCGCCTTGTGACCGAGGCGCTCCATGAGCTCCTTCTGCGCATACACAGACATGGTCTGCACAACGAACTCAACACCCGACGCCTTCAGGGTCTCGAGCGTCTCCTGCGCCTCGGCGAGAAGCTCCTTCTTCCGCTCGTCGGCAAGCCCAGGCAGGCGGGCCTCCTCATCAAGGCGGTCAATCACGGCGAGCAGATCCGTGCGCCCGTACAGCATGCAAGCTTTCCGGGTCGGCTGAAAACCAGCCATCCACTGGGCGAAGTCGAACTTCTCAGGCTCGCCCGCGTCGCCAGTACGATCCTCGGCGTCAACCTCAGTAATCTGCGACGTGTCAGTCATGGCTGTCCCCTTCAGCGGCGGTCAAGCGGTGCGGCGGAAATGGTAGAGGCCCGACCGGGAGAGACCGCCAACACTCCCAGCCGGGCCCCACAAGGGGAAGCCTATCAGGCGCCCACAGTGTAGGACCTTCCGGGAGACGAGCCCTTGCTGTTGGTGACGATGAAGTTACCGGTCTGGACGCCAGCGGGCAGCACTGCGGTGATCATCGAGGACGACACGACACGGTACGAAGCAACCGGGGCGGTCTTGCCGGCAACCGTGCAGGTCACGCCGGTAACCCCAACAAAGTTCGTACCAGAGATAGCGACCGTGTCGCCGGCCTTCTTGCCGGCAGGGTCGATCGACGTGATCGTCGGGGCCGCCGCCGCGGCACCGCCACCGAGAACGAGATCGTTCTCGCGGGCATCGCTGATGAACAGCGTCACCGTGCGCTTCGTGTACGACGTGCGGTCGTCGGGTTTCTGGGGCTGGCCGTTGGCGACACGGTACCAGTCGACGTGGTCGCCGTCAGAGAACGGGACCTCCGGCTTTTTGCCTTCACGTTCGTACAGGTCATACTCAAGGCCGGTGCGCTTCAGCAGATCCCAGGCCCTCGAGTCGTCGGAAACAACGTAGTTGCCGTCGTCATCGAAGAACTGGTAGACGCTGACATTGCCCTCGTACTCGGCAGGGCCAGGCACAGTCCCCTTGCCGGCGGCGCCGAGGACGGGCTCCTCAACGGAAGTCGACCCCTTCGAGCCGAGCTTGTAGTCCGACTTCATGACCTGCATCTCCAAGTGCAGGCCGGCGTTAAGCTCGGCGGCGGTCGGGTTTTTCGGGTCAGCGGCCCGCTTGTCGTCGGCCAGCGCCACGAGGGTGATGCGCCCATCGCCGAGCGTACGGATGCTGGTAGCCATTTGCTCTCCTATCCATGCCGCCGCCGCGGTGACGGCGTACCAGTAGATGTCGTCAGTGTATCTCAGTGGAACCGGTTGACCGCCCGGATCCGCCACATGTCCACCGCGTACATGGGGTGTTTCTTCTCAGGGAGGGCCACTTGGTTGTCGCGGAGCATAGCGGAGCAGTACTCCAAGACGAGAGGCTCGCAGTGCTGCCGGCCGACCTGCAGCTCATACCCCTCCAGGGCGGCGCGCACGTCGTCCAGGACTACAAGGAGCCGGTCCGCCGTGGAAGCGACCGTCGTGACAGGTTGCAGGAAACTAATCTCTGACACGACATTGTCGAGGGTGGGCGCGTCCCCCAGGTTCGCTTTCGGGAAGCCGACCAGGGCGTACGGCATCGGCGGGTTATCGATCGTAACCTCACCGAGGTACACGGAATACTTACACCGCTCCCGCAGGGCCCGCTCCACAGCTTTCACGAACGGGGACAGTTTGATCATGACAGCTTCCTTACGATCTCGTTCATGGTGTCCCCTATCTCGTTGACGACGCTGTCATCCATGTACTCGGCCGGATGAGGCAAACCACCACCACCACGGGAAGTCCCCCAGATCGCAATGTTAGCGAGGGCGCCCCGCGGCTTCGACGGCCCGAACTGAGCTTCCACTACAGCGCCATTCCCCTTCGTGTCGTAGGAGAACTCCTGGCCGACCTTCGCGATTCCCTTGTCCGGGAACGCCGCATAGTCTTTGCGGGCGCGTTCCTTCGCACTGTCCAGCGCGTTCCGGACGGACACTTTGACCGCTTCAGTAGCCTCGCCGGCGGACAGGAAGTCGGACGCCAGTGCGGTCAGCTGTGACGCGTCAACCTGGCTGCCGCTCATGCTGTCACCGCGTCCACGAGGAGCCGCTGCGCGGTCGCGTGCGTCAGGTTGATTAGGCCGCGCACACGGAAACCGTACCGGTAGCCGGTCACCGTAGCGACGTCATCCACCCGGGCATCATAGGAGCCGTACGGAATATGCAGCTCTGTCTGCTGCACCGTGTACGTGTGACCACCCACGGTCTGCGACGCCCCGTACATGGTGGTTTGCCTCATCCGGCACTTCCCCTCGTAGACGCGCTCAAGAGTCGGCTCGTCGCGTTTCGTGGCGGGATTCCAGTTCATGGAGCCGGTCGGCCGATCAATGACACAAGTGTCGGTCATGAGCCAGTCGGCCCGGCGGCGGCGGGTGCGGGGGGCGCTCACGGCTGCGCCCATTCCGTGAACGTATACGGCGCAGAGTTCAGCGTGGCGGGAGGCCACACCTCCCGTGTGGTGCGGAGGATCCCCACCCCGGACGGCCCTGAAGGGGCGTACGCAAGCAGGGCGCGCCGCTCCGTCGCCGTCAAGAACAAGCCCGCCTCGTCAACTTTCTTGCCGGTCCCCATCCAGTCATCAAGACGTTCTCCCGTCCAGCCTTCAGGGTTGTCGTACGCCCTTGCAGCGCACGACAGCACGATTTCCTGAACGCCAGGCGGGACAGTCTCAACAGTCCACGGGTCGCGGACACGGTCGGCCTCCTCGTTCACGAGGGAGGAGGCGCGACGGAGTAGCCACCCCGCCCGCTTCTTGTCGGCGTCGTCGGCTATAGGCTCGCCGAGCCAGCCGGCGAGGTCCTCGACAGAAGCGAGCGGGGCAACAGCCATCATGCGGTCCGCTCAGCTCAGGCCGGCCGCGGTAGCGCGGCGAGCATCAAGGACGGCGGCACCGAAGTAAGCGTCCACAACAGAGCGGTCCTCAGCGTACGTCGGGTCGTAGTCGCAGATGTGACGCAGAGCAAAACCGTCCTGCGCGGCACTGTCGCCGAACGTAGCGCCGGCCGGGACGTCGGCGGCGCGAACGGCCAGAGCGAAAGCGTTCTTCTCGTAGAACACAGAGAATGCCTCGGGGAGCGCAGGCTCCTCAACGACAGTGAAGCCGCCGACCTTCGCGATGGTGGCGTCGCGCAGCAGGCCGCCGTTGTCGTTGGAGAAGGACACGTTCAGGAGGTCCTTGTTCTTGCGGAACACCTCGGCGACGCCGGAGCCAACAGCAAGGGTCCGGTTGATGAACGGGACATTCTGCTTGTTGAGGATCCGGTTGGCACGGGCAACGACCTCAAGGAGGTTGGAGCCGTTAGCCGCGAACTTCAGCGCCTTCGCGTCGGTGTAGGCGACGCCGGCAGCGTTCGGGTCGGCGGCCTGCGAAGCCTGAACGGTCGCCATGACGGCGCCGAGCTTCGCGGGGACAAGGGAAGCGACCGCCTCAGCCTGAGGCTTAACTACCTCGCGCTCAAAGTCAGCGAGCGTCCAGGTCAGCCACTCGGAAGGCAGGCGAACCGCAGAGTAAAGCTCATCCTCGAGCTTGACGGGGACGTACTTGCGAGTCAGGTCACCGAACGTGATAGCGGTGCGGGCTTCACGCTGGGCGCTGCTGCGCGTGCCAGAAGCGGCCTCAACAGGCATGGCAACGTCAACGGTCGAGCCGTAGCCGCGCTCATAGCCGGCCTCGGCGTCACGGTTGACGGTCAGAGCAATGCTGGACAGGTAGTGGAGGGAGGCAATGTCCGAGAGGACGACCTTCCTGCCGGTCGTTGCGAAGTTCGCCATTTGGTTTCTCCTTCAGTGTCTGTTCGATCAGGCGAAGATCCTGCGGGCGCGCGCCCGCATGTCCTCTTCGGGCTCATCCGCGTCGGGCGGAAGAGACGGCTGGGCGGGGGCACTCTTCTGCGCGGCCGCGTCATCGATGGCCTGGGCAAGCGCCTCCACGTTGGATTCGATGTCGTCGGGGTTGCCGGCAGCGACGAGGCCGGCGAGGCTGACGGGCAGGCCGGCGTTAGCGAGCGCAACAACAGCAGAGGCCTGTGCGGTCGCGGCGGCAAGCTTGGCCTGCAGGTCGGCGATGCGCGGATCCTCAGGCTTAGAGGCCCCGGCCGCCTGAGCCTCAGGCGCGGACGCTTCGTCAGCCGGAGCGGGCCCGGGCTCCTCGGTCGGCTTCGACTCAGCCCCGTCAGGCTCCTCGGTCGGCTTCGACTCGGGCGTGTCCGCGGCCGGCTTTGCGGGCGCATCATTCGCGGGCTCGGCGCCCGGCTGAGGCTTCGCGTCCGGCTCGGTCTGGGCGGCAGGGGTGTCCTGCCTGGTCTCCGTGGCGCCCGGCTGAGGCTTCGCATCCTCGTCGGCGTCGCGGACGTTTCTGGGCTGGTCTGCCATTTCGTCTCCTGACGTAGTGCTGCGGATAGTTTAGCTCACCCCGTCCGACAGCAGACCACTGCCGGACCGGCGCATGCGGGCCAGGAGATCACCGAGCCCGCTGGTGCCGGCAGCTTTCTGCGAGGCCACAGCCTCATCGTACAGGTCCACGAGGTCCAGGTCGTGGTCAGACGCTTCGGTGGCTTTCCATTTTGCGTTCGGCACATCAACAGGCTCGTACGTGCAGTCACAGTAGACGTGCGCCTGGAAGGCGGCAGTGTCTTTCGTATACACGGGGCCGCGAGCCGCGAGCATGCAACAGAAAGCGCACGTCTTCCCGACCGTGACACGCCGACAACGGACGCGCTGCTTCCGGCAAGAATAGATAACGTCCAAGCGATCGCGGTCGCGCACCGCTTTCATCGCGGTCGCGCCGACACGGCGCCTCGCATCAGCAACAGCCGAAAAGCGGTCCACCCCGTTTCCAACAAGGGTTTTTATTCGGATCGGCCCAGACAGCATCAGCTGCCTATCGAGAGAAGAATCAGCCAGGGCTGGGCGGGCGAACCCCATACTGCGCCCATGATCACGCCCCCACGCCCCCAGGTAGCGGGCAGCTTCGCGGTCCACGCCCGCCGAAGCGCCGCGCAAGGCGGACGCCGTCTGAGACGCCCACGCCGCAGACGACGCGTCCAGGCTGTCCGGGTCGAGCACCACATCGAACAGGTCGACTGCGGAGTCGCGAGCTTTCGTGGCGAGCGCACCAACAGCGACGCGGTGGTCGCCGATAAGGGTCACTCCTCCTCCAAGGCTGCGACCTTGCCAGGATTGTCAGCGCCGGCGAGAGCCTGTGCGTACGAGGTGAGCGCGTCAGGGTGCGCGTCCGCGTACTCCCTCCAGCCGGCCGCTTCGGACGGCGACACGCCGGGGATGCGGTCCCACAGCAGCGCGGCGGGCACGCCCAGCGTCTGCGACAGCTTCCCGAGAGCGTCAGCCGCCTGCGACAAGGAGCGGGCCTCAGTGTCCCGCCAGTCGACAGAGAGCGTGGTGTCTTCGGAGTCGTCGCGGCGTCCGTCAACGGCAGCGCACAGGCGAACGAGGTTGCACACGGGGCGCCCAAAAGCGCGCGTGAGCGCCTGCAGGTGAGCGCGCTCGGCTGCCTTGGCTTCAGCGAGAGCGTCCGCGCTCAGGTTGACTAGCTGCGCCCCAGACAGCGCCCAGGACGGCACCGACGCGAGCGCAGCCAGCGTCCCCAGGTCAGCCTTCTCGGCGTCAAGCAACGACTGCAGGTTCGTTTCAGGCAGCGACCCGAACTGCACGCCCTCGCCCCCGGTTAGCACATCCCCGTGCTCCAGGAGGGCTTTCTGTCGCTCCGCTTCCTCGGGGGATCCCGGATCGGCAAGGCCTGTCGCAGTACGAACACGCCACGAGTTGTGATGCTGGACGAGGAGGCGGTCGTGCACGGTCTTGATGTAACGGCGGGCGGGGAGACGCAGCCTATCCACCAGGGATTCACATTCGCCGTCCAGCGCTTGATAAGGGGCGACACGCACGACAGGGCAATGCTGCAGAGCTCCAGACCAGAGGACGGCGCCAGTCTTACAGTCCACCTCCTCGGCGGCGGTCAGGTAACGCCACGGGGCGCCGTCGCCGCGCAACACAACAGCCGCAACGGGCCATTCGTTTGCCTCCGCGCCACCCCAATCGCAGGCGACCCTAGAGGCCGGCAGCGGCAGCACGGACGGGCCGTTCGACGGCAGAACGGCAGCATAAGCGGCGCCATCAATGAGAGCTTCGCGCCACAGGGCCGTCTGCCTAGACGGCATGCCCGACGCCTCCCACGGCCCCCACAGCCTAGCGGACCCCTGATCGTCCCGGTCGGAAGAGATACCGTCAGCGACTATCTGCCGAGCCAGCGTGTCCAACAGTAGCCCCAGAGTAGGGCCGAGCGACAACGCCTTCAGGCGTCGTTTCGTGGCGTCAGCCCTGTCTGAATCAACCCCATACAGGGGACCGCTGGCCGCGGTCCGCGTAGACGCCCCGGGGGCAATCTCTTCGCGACGCTGGGCGGCAAGCGCCCTCGCCTCGTCACGGCGAGCCGCAATGTCATCCCACGGTCCGTTCACCATATCGATCCTCTGCTCCGGCGGCGGCTATTCAGCCATATGTTACGGATCATCCTACCGCCGATCATGCAGACAGCCAAGTCGATCTTCTTGCGTGACTCTCGGCCGTCCTTCGAGATCGACATGCCGAACCGCGTCGGGTAGCGGACAGCATGGAGGACGTGGGCGCGTAGCCTCGCGTCGCCGTCATGGACGAACGCATGCTCGACTATGTCGGTGGTCGCGACCTGGACGGCGTGCACGAATGCTTTCTGGTTCGCCGGCGAGGACATGTCCCACTTCACGGAGTGCCCCTGAGAGGCCTTCAGCCGCAGCCGGCGACCATAGTCGCGATGCCAGCCGTCCACGACCGAGTCCCAGAACTGCTCCATGCTCTCATCCTCGACGGCGTGAGACGGGTCCGCCCACAGGGCAACCACATTATGGTGCTCGTAGAAGTCACGGACGCGCTTATCGACCGCAGCCCGATCGACAACCCAGTTATGGGCGCGGGCGTCAGGCGGCCGCTGCCACACGCCGACCACGAACGGAGCGCCGTCACTGATGCGGACAGCCACGCAGGCGGTCGAGTCGTCCGATTTACCGCCATCGAAGAACACTGCAACCTCGTCTCCGGGGTCCAGCGCAGGCAGTTCCTTATCAAGACAGGAGTCCCACTCCTCGCGGGTCAGCCACGCATCCTCGGACGCGACCACCTGGTTGTACCACTTCCTGCGCGACTCAGACGGCGGCGTAGACGGATCCATGATGTCCTGGACGATACGGTCCGGTGTCAGCCAGGACGCGTCGCCACGAACAGACTCAACCACTTCAGGTGCGGCCTCCGCAGTCAGCGGCGCGTCGGGGGGTGCCTCCAACGAGTCGTACATGAGGCCGGCGCCCCTCCCGCCGTGCTCCTCCCAGCCTTCACGGACAGACAACCCAACCGACTCGACACCGACCCTAGCAGCGTTGCAGATGTGCAAAACCCGGGCCTGCCGTTCCGGCGGCGACTTTGCTGCGTCACCGCGGACGACACCCATCATCGCCATGCCAGAGTTCGACCGCGTCCAGTTCTGTGTCTCGTTGCATACGGTCAGGGTGGCGCGCGCCCCTTCGGCCGCGTCAGGATTCGACGTGATCGCCGTGATGAACCCCGCACTCCCGTCAGTCGGGCGAACCAGTGTCGTTACCACCCGGATCGCAAGGTCCTCACGAACGTCCGGGGGCGCCAGGGCGCGGATCGCCCCCATCGTGTTCTCTGTCTGCTGTTGGGAAACCGCCAGGAGGCGAATCCAGGGTGACTCCTCGCGGCGTCCGCGCACCACGCCGTCCCCCCCCACGAATGGGACGGACGGGCCGCAGAGCGCCGCGAGGGCGATAACGCCAGCCAGCGGATCCTTGCCCCACCCCTTGCACCGTTGCAGAACCACCGTGGGCGACAGGAACCTCCCAGCCGAGTCTGTCGCATAATACCAAAGCATGAAGCGCAGCTGCTCGTCCGTGAACAAGAAGGGGCCGCCGCCAGGCCCAGCAAGGTGCGCCGACGTCCAACAGGCCACGTCCCAGCCGACGGTGTGCTCAGGCTGCAGCCAGGCGCCGTCCTTCACGGCCCACACCGGGCCGTACGCAACCGCCGGGAACGGCCCACCAGCCCCCGGCAGCACCGCCGGACGAGACTTCAGGCGCCCCTCGTAATACTCGCGGATCTCCGCGAGGAGGCGCGGGTCGTCTCCGCTGGCGGCTTTCCGCTCACGAGGCCTGGCCACGAGTCAGACCCCACCTGCCGGCCGCCGCGATAGACGCATGTTCAGACCTAGAGGCCTGCGCCCTGGCGTCCGCCTCCTCGTCCGGAAGGTTCAGCTTCGACAGCAGCTGCGCCATCGCCACGCGATGCTGGCGCACCTCCGACAGAAGCGGGTGGGCGCGCAGCTGCTTCTGCGACCCGGGCATCACGTAATCGGCGCCCGCAAGCTCCCGCTCGATCTTATCGAGGATCGTCGCTTCCCGGCAGGCGTCCTCCAGCAGGCGAACCTCGTCCGGGCGAAGCTCCCACCTTGCCGTGATGTCATCCCACATGCGGCGGGCGGACTTACTCAGCCGCGGCGGCGGTTTCTGCGGCATCTCAGCCCCTCTCGGTCGTAGCGTGCCCCAATCATACCGCCGGAAACCAACGGCGGCCGCCCCGCGGGATATGCGAGACGGCCGCCGGACCGCAGGTCGGGGGCAGGTCAGGCCTTATGGGCCCCACCCTCCGACTTCCGCAGGTCGACACCACCAGGAGTGACAATACCGGCCCAATCCAGGACGCTGATCCCGTTGATCTTCACGGACTTCAGGACGTTGTAAGCGCCGAGGACGAGGCCGGCAACAGACAAGACCTGAGTGGCGGCCGCCTCGGCGGTCGCCGGGTAGGCGCCCACAAACCAAGTGCCGACCGCGATCACGACAATCGCAGCCAGGGCGATCATCCGCCGACGGGAAGGCGTCCAGTACGGCTTGTCCAGGGCCGCCTGGATCAGAGGCCACACGATCGCAGCGACCGCCGTCAGGGTCGCGGACTGCTCAGCCGTCAGAGTCATTCTTCTTCTCCTTGTTCATTCGTTCCCATGGGTAACCGTTCTCAACGCCCTCGCACAGGCCGCCCCAGTAGGCGCCCAGGATGGCGGCAGCGACAGCGAAAAGGACGATCATGAGTCACCGCCGACGTCCTGGCCGCCCTGCTGGGCATTCAAGCGCCGCTCGATGACAGCGAGGGACTTCCGAGTCTCCTTAACCGCGTTGTACAGGTCCCCGTCGAACTTAACGCCCGCGATGCCCGGAGTGACAGCGTCAGAGATGACCTGCACCTTCGAGTTCAGGGAGCGCAACTCATCGCGGATCGCCCCGGAGTACCAAGCCATGTCGCCGGCGTAGTGGTCGCCCTCCTTGCCGGCGCGCAGCGAATCGCGGATCTCAGTCAGAAGATCAACAGCAGCAGACATTTCCAGCTCCTCATCGGTAGATGACACACCGCCGCCGGCATAGTCGCCGAGCGGCTGATCCTTCCACGCCCAAGCCAGCGACGCGAAAGACTGCCCGTACGTTTCGTAACGGTCGTTCGGGTTACCGCAGTTGTACGTAGACCCAGCCCGACACAGGGAGTCCCACGAGTAGTCGCCGCCCAAGTAGCCGGCCAAAATCCCGAAGCCGACCTCCGACGAAGCCTGCGGGTCCCACCAGGCGCGATCCGGGTCATTGAAAAAATAGCCCGGGTACGTCACTTGGGTCGGGCCGACACCGTTCGACGTAGCCCCAGCGCTGATCTGAGCGTAGAAATCACGGAACTTCGCCTCCGTGACCTCACCGCCGCCCTGATAGGCGCCGCCAGCGTCATGGCCGAACACGTTCTCGCCGTTCGACTCCTGCTCAGCCAAACCAAGAGCCACCCACCGGGGCAGCCCCACAGCGTCCGCAGCGGCCACGAGGGCGCCCATATTCGCGATCGTCCTACCCGAGTACCCGGACGACGAAGAACGGCCGCCAGAAGGGCTGTCACCGCCCTCAGGCAGGCGCAGACAATGCGTCCACCTGCCGCCGCGCGTGTACACGTGGGTCGCGTAGTCGCCAACCCTGGTCTCAGAGCCAGTCTGGTCGCCCACATACCCATCGATCGTGCCGTCCTCAGCAATCCACGCCTCAGCCAGCCCATCCGGGACAACCATCGCAACATGGCCGACCCCGCCGGAAGCCGCCTCCGACAGGACCACGTCGCCGTCCTGGAAACCACCATCCGGGTACAAGGACGCATCCGACCACGGAACCTCATACCAGCCGCGAGACGTCAACTCAGAACGGATCGACCCCGTCCACGTCGACTCAGGCAACAGCCGGCCGTCACCCCAGCCGTACCCCCACGCCTTGTGGAGGCCGTAGTTGATCGCCCCCCGCACCGCGGACGAGCAGTCCATGTTCGAGTCGCACTGCAGCCAACCATCCTCGTCGCTGTCACGGTACGAGAATAGACGGTCAGGCTGCGAGTAGCCGACCGAGTAGGCCCCACCCTGCGGCTTCCCCGGCCCGGCCTGACACCAGTACTGCATCTGGGATGCAGCAATGGAGCTAACGCCCATGCCTCTCCTTCCCGGCGGCCGGTCGGCCGCCTACAACAAGGTTACGGGGCCGTCCGAGTTCCGCCACGCACGCGCCCACAGTGGCCGCCGTCACCCCAAACGCTGTCGTTCCGGGCATCCCACTCCGTGATTGCT